AGAGTCCTGTATCAACCGCAGGGTCGTTCGGAGTTATAGAGCCAATTGGCACACCTGAACCGTTTAGAATGTAAATAGGTGAACTAAAATTAGCCGCATTATTTCCACCCATAGCAAATGCATGAGTTATGGTTCGACCTTGCAGGGTTTCACCAATTGATTGACCTGTTAATACAGATACTAACTCATGTTCGCCCGCACCAGCTGGTGTGATAGCGAAGCAATGGTATTCTCCACTTGAACATGCAACAGATAGCCCGACTTCTCTATCAGCGACAGCATTAGCCATTGCTATGACTGAATCTCCTGAAACTAATTGCTTAGGGTAAGGCAATGTGCCTGGTAATCCCATACCTGAAGATAATCCTGAAACAGGCAAAGCAAGTTTGATTTTTCCGGCACTTCTAACATAAGCATAAGTCATGTCATTTTCTGCAGAAACACCGCCCGCCACGACAACCGCATTTGATAATGATTGAGTTGCGAATGTGCCAGCTGCTTGCTGACTTCCTACAAAGTTTGCATCAGTTAATATTTCATCTTCTGTTGCTTCTGTTAATGCAGTATTTGCCAGGGGAACAACATTACCGTTTCTCATTGTTAATTGTGAATAACTATCTACATTTGCCATAATAAATCACCCCTAGAGTTTTATCCCTGCGCCAAGCAAAGGTCGCATCAGATTAGCATTTATATTATTGATAGGCCTTCTCAAAAGACGCTTGCCCACATTGAAAGTTATTGCCGTTGTGGCTGCCCCTACTGCCATTGGAATAATATTTTTCTGCAGATTCATTGCCATAGTTGAAGTTGCTAGACCAGGACTTTGAACAATATCACTTAATGAAATTGCATCTGCCCCCGATGTTTCATACATTCCTGAAGATTCAATGAATGTTGAAGTCAGGTCGCCTTGACCTGAAATAAAACCTGCAATTCCCGTTCCGGCTACACCTCTTGAAAGTATTTCAGCATATGTTAGGGATTCCAGGGCGTTCAATAGTTTGAAGGATTTCCTTCGTCTAACTCTAGTCGTTCTTTTACGTGCCATGTAGGATGCCGGGTTCTAAGAAGCCTTATTATTCTTGTTTCTCAAAAAGACCTTTTTCGTCTCTTTTTAATTCAATTCTTTTTGGATTCTGTTGATTTGTAGCCATATTTTGAATCAAACCTGCAATTGCAGCCTGAACGGGATTAATCGGTTCACCTCCTGATACTAAACCCGTTGATTGAATTGCTGCAGCCAATTTTTGATCGAGCGATTCTTCTAAAATAGCTATTTCTTCTCTAAGAAATGCTTGCAGCTGGGATAAACCCCAAAGAATAACAAATACCTCTATAATTGTGCAAATAGCGAATACTAGGTCGGCAACCATACCCCAAACGCACCGGATGCGACTCTAAAAACTTTATTTTGCACCTATATAATAATAATAATAAAATATGTATAATAATAATAATAATAATAGGTATAATGTAATAATTAATGACATTACATAACATGGTTGTAATAATTACAGTTATAACACCCATAGACTTCGGAGAATCATGCAAAACACACGCCCGCACACGCCTGAAAGAGAAATCGCCTTCGGATATATTTTACCCGATGGTGAAAAGATTATTTTCTATGTTGATGAGTTTGATGAAAAAATTGAAACGGTGGAGTAAAATATGAAAATGATGTTAGATAATTCCACAACAGTAATTCACACATACAGAACATCAGAAAAATTGGATATTTTACAATTAAGAACACCTTTAACTCAATACGCCAGGGATTCATTAAACATCATTTGTTATGGAATGGATAATGGGGCGTTTTCTGCATTTAATGAAAATAGATTTGAAAGAATGGCAATTAAGGCAAAAACTGACGACTTGTGCATGTGGATAGTCATGCCTGATGTTGTATGCGACCACTTCTCAACAGCTGCACTATTCCAGGTATGGAAAAAAAGATTAGATATGAATGAAAAATTAGCATTCGTTGCACAAAACGGTTGTAATGTTGAAATTAATCCTCCGCCCTGGACTGAAATAGATTGTCTCTTCATTGGCGGTGATGATGACTTCAAAGAGTCGCCCGATGCGTTTAATTTAGCTATTGAAGCAAGAAAAAAAGGGATTTGGGTTCATGTCGGTCGAGTTAATACTCCTGGTCGTATTTGCTACTGGTATGACGTAGCAGATTCATTTGATGGTTCAGGAATTGCCAGGTTCGACCATATGAAAGCAAGAGCATTCAGAATATTGAAAAAATTAGCCAATTCTAGGCAAACAAGAATCAGCAGGTGGGCTTAATGTCTAACGATCAAAAATTGTTCACATTTTACAGCAATGAAAAACATAGAGGAATGGAAATGTTTTGCGATATGTGCAACAGGCAATGGCCTCGATGGTATTATAGAATATCTAAGAAAGATGAATACCCGTATGCGTGTATATGCGAATCTTGCAAAGACGAGATTAAATGGGAGTTGAAATCATGAATCTAAGGTGTTCAAAATGCAAAACAGTATTTTTAGTCAATACTTTTGAAGATGTTAGAATTATTCAGGCAATGACATGTCCAGCTGGTGCAGGTCATACACTTAACGAGGTGGCATAATGTCCAGGATAATTAAAACAATTTCACTTGATAAAGAATCTGACGAAATTGCTTCTAAAATGGGTAATTTTTCTAAATGGGTTAGAAATGCTTTGAAGGCACATGCTCATACAATTTCTTTTGAACATACAAACAAAGAATTATTTCAAAAGCAGGGTATTTGTAATCCCAATAATTCACCCAGGTGTGCAATTTGTTATCCATACGGGAAACCATATACTGCAGATATCAAACATTTCAATCAAGGTCTAATTACAAAGGAAAGACTTCAGGAATTGGCTAAGATTCGATATGAGGGAATAATAGAGCAGCCTAAGCCAACAATTATTGAATCTGAGCGTTTAGACCCCCCTATGAGGCCAATAAAAGAACGTAAGTATCTTAGACGTGCTTTGAAATATATTTGGTCGTTTATTTAGCCTCAACGACCTGCTAAAGCGTCCCAAACATCGTCAGGCACTTCAGACCCGTCTAATGGACTTCCAGGTCTTGGAATTGGGTTATTTTGAGGCGGTGGGAAAAAACCTGGTGTTTGTCCATAGCCTGGGTTTGTAGGTGGCAAAGGAAATATTCCATATCCACCTTCAGGAACATTATCAATAGCATTAGGTAAATCTTCTATTCCAGGTATATCAGAAATTATGCCAGGAGTTTCAATACTGCCATCGAAGTTTCCTGGTCTTAATCCTAATACATTAATCATAAAACCAATTGCTGCAGATATTGGACTTTCTTTCATTCTATCACCTCATCATCGAAGCAATCCCTGGCTGCAGTAATCAATGAAATAACTGCAGTTGTCAAAACTATGGTATTAAGTAAATTACTGGACATTGAATATATCTCCTAATCTGTAAATTGCTAAAGCTATACTAATGGTCGTTGATGGTTTTTGATTTTCCATTATTAATTGACCTGTTTCATCTAATCCGTATTCAACACCTTCAACGACAATAGAGCCACCAGCTGCACCGACTGCAGCGCCAGGTATGCCTCCAAAGAATAAACCAATTAGACCCCCTATACTTGCGCCAACAATGTTTTGAGTTTCCAACCAATCTTCCAGGTCTTTGCCTGATAGATTTCCTGTAATATCCCGCCAATCAGGGTCAAGGTATCTGTCCAGGAAAATACCAATGCTAGCAAAAATTAATGCCATTGCTGTATTATCTGATAATAATGCAACAATAGGATTTCCAATTTTATTAAATTGATATGCACCTGCAACATCACTTACCAGCTGTCTTTCATATGTGCCTAATGTTATTCTATGTTCGATGACTTCGTTAGTTGGTTTTCTTGGCATACAATCACACGATCAAAAATTAATAACCATCCACTTCACATTCATATGCCGTAGCCCTATATTCAATCGTTCCATTTAGATTAATACTAGGTGCAAATCCTAACAATTTAGCGCCAGGAGGAACAATGATTTCAGTATAGAATCCTTTAGTTGCTACACCTGCAAAAGTGATAGGAGTTGCTACGTTAGACCCAGTTAAAGCGGCATTGGCTACACCTACAACAAATATTTGATTCGTTAATAGTGAATAAGACCCATCCGCTAATTGAGAAGCGCCTGAAGCTGGTAATATACATAGTGATAATTCTGTATTGGCTGTATTTGTTAAATTAAACGCTGCTAATTGAATTATCTTTAATGCCTTATTTGGTGGGGCTTGCAATATTGGATAACCAAAGGCCGCATCTGTAGCAGGTGCTTGACTTGTATAATAATTGAACCGACCTAATGAAGCCATGAAATCACTTCTCGCACATTCTCATTATTTCTCTCATTCTTTTAACGCCCATTAATTCAGTATCGTAAAGCAATTTAACTGCTTTTTTAACTGCAGACTTTTCAGACATAGACATAATTTTGAACCTGGCTCTTGCTCTTTTACTAACAGCCATGTAATCACCTATGCATCGGTTCTGAACACTACTCTTGTATTCAAAGCAACATTTGCAACGCAGCGTTGAAAGAGTCCTGTATCAACCGCAGGGTCGTTCGGAGTTATAGAGCCAATTGGCACACCTGAACCGTTTAGAATGTAAATAGGTGAACTAAAATTAGCCGCATTATTTCCACCCATAGCAAATGCAT